CGTTTACCTTCACTATTTATTAGACCAACAATAAAATCAGGAAAATATCGGTGTATTTTATTATCAACTGGTGATCTATATGGAATGGCAATCTCTTCTGATTTCCACCATAATATGCTAGGTTTGTGATCCAAATACAACATGAGTTTTAGTTCCCACTGAGACCTATAAACAATCTTGGTGGGATCTCCTTTGTATTTTTCTGGATTTTTTGGTTTAAAATTGCCTTGTTTGTATCTCATTTTCGTGATAAATAAAGATGTAATAACTATATTTATAGAGGGAAAGATGGGAGCATTACCACAAGTATTAGCGGCAATTGGTGCCATAGCGGCTGTTCCACAAATTGCAGATTCTTTTGCAGTACAAGCTATATATGACGGATTTTATCAACCTGATAATTTATTATTCCCTACTGATTTAAACTTAGGTGTCGACACACCTTATATTACTTTCCGTTTTGAAGAATATATTAAAAGATCAATATATGAAACTGTTTCAACTGTTGTAAATAATGATCAAAATAAAACTATCAGATTACCTATTCCAAGAAATTTACAAGATAATTTTTCTGTAAGTTATAGTCAAGAAAATTTGGGGCCCGGTGTTGGTGCTGCTGCTGAAGGTGTAGCACAAGCAGCACGAGGTGGCAGTGTCAGTGATATAGCAGTAAGTTTAGCTAGGGGTGTCTATGGTGGTGCAGGAGGTCTTGCACTACAAACATTAGAAGCAACTTTAGAAAATTTAAGAGCACCTGCAGCGGCTGGTTCTGTTGGAAGAAATATTGCTTCATCAGTCGGTGGTGGTGCTTATAATGCACTTCAAGCATTAAGTGGTTTAGCACCAAATCCATTTCAAACAATTCTTTTCAAAAATCCAAACTTCAAAAAACATCAATTTAGTTGGACTTTTGTTCCAAAAGAAGAAAAAGAAAGTGAAGTATTAAGAAAAATTATTGATGTATTTCAGTATAATATGCTACCAGGTATTTCTAGAACTTCTAGTATATTATTTACATATCCTGGTTTAGTAAAAATATTTTTAAATCCAACACCAAAATACTTATATCAATTTAAACCATGTGTAATTGAATCATTCAGTGTCAATTATGCACCAAATGGCCCTGCTTTCTATAGAAAAACTACAGCTCCAGCAGCTATTAATATTTCTATTTCCTTACAAGAAGTAGAACTTTGGACTAAAAATGATTTTCTTTCTAAAGCTCCTTCAGGACTAGATAGAATTTTAGGTAGACCACAGCCACAAGTAAGACCGATTAGATAATTCAATGACAGAAAAATATTTTGAAAAATTCCCATTGATTCAATATGCAAATACAATTGCAGTTGATATCACTAGAAGTGTTAAAGTTTTAGATTCAATCTATAATGATCCGAATATATATTATCTGTATGATATCAAGCAGGGTGAAAGACCTGACAGCATAGCAAATCGCTATTATGATGATCAATATTCAGATTGGATTTTACATTTATCAAATAGAATAATAGATCCATACTATCAATGGTATCTTCAGAACGAAGATTTCAATGCTTTTGTTGCTAAAAAATATGGGTCTATTCAACTTGCACAGTTGAAATATAAATTCTATAGAAACAATTGGTATGAAAACCAAAATCCAATTGCGGTGTCAACTTTTAATGCATTGACCGCAAGTGCTAAGCAATATTATGAACCAGATTTTGGCACAAGCACACTTTCAATTACTCCTTTGCAATATAAGAGAAGGAAAGTGGATTGGACTGTGGATACCAACTATCTGGTGAAATATGCAGTAGCAAATGGTGCTAATTTTTCTATTGACAATCTTGTAAATATAACTTACACAGGCGGATCAGTAGGTGCAGGACAAGTGGCTTCAAGCAATTCTACTGCTGTGATTTTGAGATGCATGGATAGTTTTCAATTGATAAGTACTGGTACTCTCCTTAATAAGGAAAATGGGTCAAATACCACATTTGCAGGACAAACGTTTGTTGCCAATAATATCCCTGCGGATGAAGCATCATTTTGGTCTCCGGTCACTTATTTTGAATATGAAGATGAAATTAATGAGAATAACAAATCAATTAGAGTAATGAACAAATCCTATTATAGTGTTATAGCCCAAAATATGAAAGATATTATTGCATAATGTCAAATACAGTAGGTGATATTTCAGTAGATACTCTTCTTATATCTTCACCGAGAGGCAATCTGGATCTATCATCCAGTTTTGTTGCGGCGTCAATATATGAAAGTGTTTTTACACCAGGAACAATTTGTGATATTGTTGTTTTAGACTCAACTGATTTTGTCAAAACTCTTAAAATTTCTGGTGATGAAACTGTTTACTTTAAATTTAAATCTTATGGTGGTGAACTAGCATCATTTGTATTTCACCTAAATCAAATCAAAGATGTGCAATCTGTTGGTGCACAAAAAGCAAAAATGTATGCTTTTCAATGTATTTCCAAAGAGATTATGCATTCAAAGACAAATTTGATTCAGAAGTCTTATAATGTTCTTTGCTCAGAAATGATCAAGGATATCCACACAAATTATCTTAAAAGCACTAAACCACTAGTGGACATTGAACCAACCACAATTCCTCAGACTATTCTAATCCCAAGTCATACGCCATATCAAGCAATAACAACTATAAAAAGAAGATCTATTTCAAGAGAAAATAAATCTTCCGTTTATGCATATTTTGAGACTAGAGAAAATAATCAACAGGTATTTAAATTTCTAACATTTGAAAAAATGTTTGCAGCAAATACTGTAAAGACATTCCAGCAATCTGATGCCATCAATACTGATATCTTCAATATAATACCAGATAATAATATTATAGCATATACGGTTCCAAATCAAATATCATCTATCAATAAGATTAGATATGGTGGACCTAGAGCAGTAGCACAATTGAATTTTACCACGCAGGAAGAGAAAAAAGATATTATAGACACTACTAGTAATGACCCAAAGATGACTCAAACATTTATCAATGAGTTTTTTGATGGTGTTCGTAATCCACCACAGTCGGTTATTCCGGTTGATATCTCACAAAGACCTGTTACCAAAATTGGCGAAACAACTCCATCACTTCAATCCTATATGGCTTCTCTTATACAAAATTCAATGAAACTTAGAGTTCCAGGTGATACTATACTAGCGCCTGGGCAAACTATAGACTGTAAAATTCCATCAAGGACCGCTTTTACGGGTCCGGTACAAGATGACTCTGAAATGTCTGGTAAGTTTCTCATTACCAGAATCCATCATAGAATTGGTATGCTTGTGGAAAGACCAAGATATACATGTATAATAGAATGTATTAAGGTAAACTATGAAAGTAATGAAGCATGACAGAACGTAATTTAGGTGAAACAATTTCCTGGTGGGTCGGCACTGTTGTTGACGTTATGGATCCACATGAAGCAGGTCGACTAAAGGTACGAATCTTCAGTCGTCATGATGATGAAGTTAATATTCCGGATTCTGCATTGCCGTGGGCTCTTGTGGTACAACCTGCAACATCTGCTGCTATTGGGAAGATTGGCACGGCGCCAGTTGGTGCGGTAAAGGGTACTAAAGTTGTCGGGTTATGGACAGATAAAGACCATCAATATCCTGTAATTCTTGGTACCATTGGTAAGTCTGGGGATCCAATCCCAGGTGAGTTTGAGAATGGTGCACCAAAAATTGATTGGTCATATGGAAGTATTCCCTCACCTTCACAGGCATCTACTCCTCACCCATTCAATCCATATGCACAAGTTGGTTCCACTCAACCAAGATATAGAATATCCGATATTGATGCCGGGCGTCAATCTATTGCTAGCATTAGAAATAATGAAGGTATTCGTGTTACACATGCAGTCCAGCAAGGCATGCGCCATCAAAGTACACCAAGTATTGGATTTGCAAACCCTAGGGATAGGAGAGATGTTCTAGATATTTCTAGATCTGTAAATCCATCCTCAATTGGTTCTATATTCCCTTGCTTACTTTTAAATATGCTAAGCCTCAAGGATCCT